GCAGCGCAACGTGTTCACCGTCGAAGCCCCGGAGGTCTAAATGGAATTGCCGAGCTTTGAATGGGTGGAGAACATCTTCGACGCCCCGGGTGTGTCCACGGGCGGGGTGTTGCAGTCGCTGCCCGCGTCTAAGGCGCGGGTGGTGTTCACATCCAACCTGGACGAGAAACAGATCATCACCTATCAGGGGAACAGCCACCGCGCCCCGGTGAAGGTTCACTGCTCTGTCGCCGCTGACGGTGAGGTGGTCGATAAGAACGGGTACCCGCCGCGGCTGCTGTCGAACGACGATGACCTGTCTGTCAGCAACATTCAGTGGACCCGCACCGTGTACGCGCCATCAGCGTCGGGGACGCTGGAGCTGTACTCGGTCACGTTCCTGGCGGCCTCGAATGGCAGCACGGTTGGGCCGACGACGGCCACTCTAGTGCCGCCTGCTGAGCCTGATCCTGACGACGATCCCGTGTTTATCGGTGGGGGTGAACTGTGACCGAGTACATCATTCAGCCGCGCTTGAATACCGCTGCTGGTGCTGCGACGAATAACCGCGTTCTGGCGATGGGTGAGCGTGGTTATGAGACGGACACGGAGCGGTGGAAGACCGGCGACGGTGCCACGAATTACAACGATCTCCCGTATGACGATGACCCAGCCAAGATCGCCGGTTCCACGGTCACGGGTCGCGCCGTCCTGACCGGTGATGCGGCGGCGGGGCGGACAGCACTCGGGGCGGTTAGCGCGGGTGAGGCTGAGTCGACGTCACGGGCCGCCACTTTGCGGCTGGAGGAGTTGAAGCGTAACGCGTCGGTGTGGTCAGATTTAGTCAACGACAGCCACATCCATGCGGGTGGTGTTGTCACTGCGGTTGAGCGTCCGGTGAGCGTTTCGGCCCCGTCTGTTGTGACGCCGGCTGCAACGAATCTGCTGGCGAGTATTCTGCCGTTCGCGGGCTCGACGTTGGGGACATTAGGGTCGGGCGGTGTGCTGCCGACTGGTTTGGTGCGCAGCAACAACTCTGCGGTGAAGGTGTTGCACGCGATCGACGGCGACAGCTTCGATATGTCGTACACCACGCAGGCCGGATCGCAGTCGTGCGGCGGGTTCTACATCGATGTAGCACCGCCCGCCGCCGGCGATTATCTGCTGTCATTCGTGGCTGATTGCCCGTCGTCGAACACGGAGACGATGCAAATCCTGGTGCGCTCTTACCACCCCGTGAATGGGTTCGGCACCTACAACACCATGGTCTACATCTCTGAGGAGCATGCGGCTCGGCGGGTGGTGTGCCGGGTGAAACTGGCGAGCACTGATGAGCGGATCATCGTCCAGGTGTACGGCCTGGTGGCGGGTGACGTTGGTAAGACGGCCCGGTTCGTGATGTCGGATTTCATGTGGGTTGCTGAGACGGACACCTTGCCGCCGTGCGGGGGGTTGTTGGCGATGCCCCCGTATTCGCGTAGCACGGTCGCCGCGTCGGACATCACCATCAACATTCCCACGAAGTATGCCGGTGAGCACATGGTGGTTGTGAAAACCGTTGAGCGCGGTTGGATTGCAGCGCGCGCCACTCTAGCTGCCGGGGATAACGACGTGTCCGACCTGTTCCCTGGGGCGACGATCACTGTGGAGGAGGTTGTCGCTATCCGCGCTGACCTGTGGAAGCAGGGCGACATAGACGTGATCATTCCGCCGGTGTATTCGTCGGTGGGACATCACTGGATTGACGCGTCGAACAAGTACCGCCGCTGCCTCAGTGATGTGTCGACGATGCTGAATCAGCCGATCTCCCCGCGCATCGGGACTGCGGGCACGGAACTGCCGTACGCGAATCAGATGGGTATTGAGCGGGCGTCGCTGCATCGGTTCGAGGTGCACGAGAATGACCGCAACCAGGGGGGTACTGGACCTGGCCCGAATGACCGCGCCGAGATCGTTCACGGCACATCGCTGATACCGAACACGGATAACTGGATCTCGTTCTGGACCCGGCTGTCCGACCTGACCGATCCGGCGAAGTTCGCGAATATCATGCAGATCAGATACGCGGAAACGAGTGGCACCGACCTTTCTCCGGAGTTGTCGTTCGGCCCGCAGTATGGGGGTGGGATTCGGGCGACGTGCCGGTCCGATGGTGGCACCCCGGCCGCGTCGATGGCGGGTGTGACATCGACCAACACCCCGTTCGCGGCGTATGAGGTGGGCAAGTGGCATCGGTGTGTGTTGCGGGTCAACCTGTCTACCAGCGGTGGTGGGAGTCTCGGGTTCTGGTGGGATGGTGTGCAGATTTTCAACGGAAGCATCCCGTTCGGCTATAACCGGTATACCAATGAGCCGCCGGAGATTCATCACGGCATCTACCGGGAGAACTCCGAGATTCCATTGACGCTGGATTTTCAGCATTACGAGGTGTCCACCACGAGTCTCGCGGGCCGCGTCACGGCGCCGCTGCCGATCTGAAATGAGTTGCGCTAATGGGTGATTACAGCATTGGCAAGTTCCCCACTAGGTTGGTGCCGCGCTTCTTGAAGCGTGTGCGAGCTGATGCGCTATCCGCCCCGGATGGTAGTTCGGTATTGGAGCTGCAAGGCGTTCCGTCTGCGGTGAATCCACTGATAGTGAAGAACGCGGCCTCGGGCGAGGGGCCGACGATCTCGGCGGCAACGGCGATCAATGTGGTTTCTGATCTGATTGTTTTGGCGGGTGCGGCGACGGTGAATGGGTCGACGGTGCTCACTCCGGCGATCGTGGCCGCGTTGGCATCGAAGGTAACGCCGGTGGACGATGATGTGCTGGCTCTGTTTGACAGTGCCGCCTCTGGTGCGGCGAAGAAACTGTCGGTCGCGGACCTTAAGGCGGTCGTCGCAGGACTGATTGCAGCCGCCGCTCAGCCGAGGATCGTCACCGGCACCGTCGCCACCGCAGCAGCCACCGCAGCCAAAACCGTGACCCTCGATTCCCCGTGGGCCAGCTACACCCCCGTCGCCGGCGACATGATCGCCCTCACCTACACGTCCGGGCAGTCCGCCAACGCCGCCGCCGTCGCCATCAACGGCGGCTCAGCAATCGCAGTACGCAGCCCAGCCGGGTCGACCGCGAACACCTGGCACAACATCGAATCAGGTGGTGTGCTGCTGTACCGTTACGACGGCACGTATCTGCGTCATCAGGTCGCGATCAGCATGGCCGACATCACCGAGGCGAACATCATCAACCCCGCTAGCGGTAGTTGGGGTTTCATCACCGGCGCTCGGGCTGCGTATTTGAAGCGTAAGGCGATCAAAACAACGGTCACTTCGTCGGCAACTCCGGCGATCAGCCTCGACCTCGGCGACTGGTCCACGATCTCGGTCGGGCACAACATCACCGCGATCACCACCACGGGCACCGGCCACGACTTGCAGACCGTCAACCTAAAACTGGTCGGCACAGGCGCGTTCACGTTGGCATTCGGGTCTACGTGGAACTTCGGTTTTGGGGTGTCCGCGCCCGCGTCGATCGCGAACGCGAAGGCGATCTACATCTTCGGGCGCTGGAACTCGACCACATCAAAGATCGACGTGCTCGACGTGAAGCAGGAGGCCTGACCGAGGGCTGCTACCCGCACCCTGCGAGTAGCAGCCACACCAGCAGCGCCAGCACGATCCACGACACAGCTATCCACACGACGACCATGCTGGGCCGCTCATCATCCGGCCCGTGACACCCCATTCAGCAAACGTACGCCGTGTAGCGAATCGAGGCATCTGATGCGTTACCTCACCATCGCCATTCTCCTGGCCTTGTACGGCTGGTTTCACCCCTTGTCGGTGGACACCCTTGTGTATGTGGGGGACGTGTGAGGCTGGACCGGGTCGGCACGGATCAGGTGGGGTTCCGTAAACCCCGAACGGGTGTGTGCCATTTGTGCGGCAGGTTGTGTATTGAGCACCCGAATGTGAGACACCGAGTGCGGGCGGTGTGGGCGTGGCTACTTAGCCACTAGCAGCGGCCACGAGGATGCGGGGCGCCAGGAACGCAATACGGGCAATCCGCGCCACCCGTCCAACAACCACAGTCCTGGCAGATGTTCTTTGCGTTGTTGGCTAGCCGGGCGGCGATCTTCTCCAGCGCTTCACGTTTCGTCATGATGACGCTGCGGCCCACCGCTGTCGCTTTCGTTCCGGTCGCTAGATGGCGTAGTTGAACATTTACCAGGGGAGTGGCGTTCCGGTACTCGGTGACTTCGCATTCATCCAACAGCCCTGCGTGTTCACCGTAGATGCCCATCCCTCAATTGTACCGCTTACCAGCGGTTTAACCGTCGACCAACAACCCCCTAAAGCTAGGCAGCCGGTCCCGAACCCCCCGACGGGACCGGCTGCCACCCCCCGCCCTACTTGCCAGCCCGGCGATTCCGGGCACAAATGCGACACCCACCGCTGGGGTACCGGTTCCCTTCATAAGGGTGACCGTTTACGCAAGCATCCTTGCGGTGAGATGTACGAGGACGTTTGCAGCCCTGGTTCCGGGCTTCCCATTGAGCATTGCGCTCATAGGTGCACTTTCGGCACTCACGATGCCACCGAGCCTTGGACAGGATGGTGTTCTGCTCGTCATATGGATGCCCCTTAGGGCAATGCGTCTTGGAGTTGTTACCTAGGGACCGCCGCGTGTTGGTCAATGGCGTGACAGGTTCCAGGTGCGCCGGATTCACGCAGTTTTTGTTGAAGCACCCGCGTTCGCGGACGTGATCCAGTTCCAGCCCCTTCGGGATTGGTGCGACAAGGAGTTCCCACACCAGCCGGTGTGCGAGAGGGCGGCGACCCTCCCAATAGGCCAACGCGTATCCGTCTTTCCGAACTGGAGTCCACAACCAACAGCCGCTTGCGTCGGCTGAGACCTTTGCCCTGATTTGGGCGGGCAGATCATTAAGGGAGTGCATAGCAATGGCTTTCGTCACGAGGTATGGCAATCAGTATAGCGAGAATCTGTGGCGCATGTGCGACGCCAACGAACTTGACCGAGGTCATGTCCCCGGCACCACACTCGCCCTCCCTATACGAAAAGGCATCGCCAACCTGATCCTCAAGGGCTGGGTCGCCTGGTTTCACCGCGAAGTCGAATCACTCAACAACGCGCGCGGCTTCTCCGACGAAGGCGCATGGACGCCCACGAACGACGTCGCCAACTCAAACCACCTGTCCGGGACTGCCGTTGACCTCAACTGGTCCGACCACCCCTTCCGCGTGCACAACGCAGGATTCACCCCCGCCGAAATCGCCAAAGTCCGCGAAGGGCTCAAGCTATTCGAGGGAACGATCTGGTGGGGCAACGACTGGCAGTCCCCGCGCGACGCCATGCACTTCCAGCTCAACTACCGCGAAGGCGACGCCCGCAACGCAGCCTTCGCGACCAAGCTGCAGAACGGCTACCTGAACATCTGGAAGAACTACACCGGCGGGCCCATCACGCCGCCAGTTCCAGTGCAGGACATCTACGCCCAGCGCGGCGACACCGGCGACAAGGTCAGGGCGCTGCAGCAGTTCTTCAACACCAACTTTGGCTCCTACTCGCAACTCGACGTGGACGGCGACTTCGGGCCCGCGACCGAGGGTGTCGTCAAGACCTTTCAGGAGCGCGTCGGCGTCCTCGCTGACGGCATCGTCGGCCCTATCACCCTCGCCAAGCTCAAAGAGCACGGCTTCGGCAAGACCCAGGAGACGCCCGTGGCTGGTTTCAAGTACCCGTCCAACGACGAGATGGTCAAGCAGATGTGGGAGCAGATGTTCGGTCCCGAGGGTAAGGGCTGGCCGAACCTGTTCGGCAAGACCGCTGACGGCAAGCGTGGCAAGTACACCGTCGAGGCCATCGCTGACCTGCACAAGGACGTCTGATGCCGCTCCCGTTCAAGCTCGGCTCCAGTGGGCCCGAGGTCACCGAATGGCAGAAGTGGGCCGTCCGATACGCCCCCGCCTACGCATTCCTGCTCGGGCCCATCGACGGCTACTACGGCAACAGTGACGCCGCATTCACCAAAGAGATGCAGCGCCGCCTCGGCCTCGTGCAAGACGGCATCTTCGGTGACCGCACCGCCGCACTCGTCGGCTACAAGGGCGCCAAACCCGTTGCTGCACGCCGACCCATCTGGTTCTACTCATGCCCCGGCAGCGGCGCCGACTTCTGGCTCGGGCCCAGCCACGACCTCGGCCAGATGGTATGCGGCTCAGGATTCAACGGGCCCGGCCGCGAATCCCTGAACATCAACCACCAACCCGTCAAATTCTCCAAGGGCGGCTACCTCGGACTCATGGGCGGCGACCCGAAACTGTCCTACATCGACGTCATCACCGATCAGCGCAAGTCGATCGAATGGCTACTCGACAACAACCCGGACGTGCAGCGCGCCCTGACGATCCGCAAGGCCGGTGACACCACCGCGCCGGTCGACGTCGAACTGTGGCTCTCCGGGTACAGCCAGTCCGCCGATGGACTCCTCGAAGCCGTCCTCGCGCTGTTCGGTGACGGCGGCAAGTTCGCCATCATCCGCGACCGCATCAACGGGCTGATCCTGTTCGGCAACCCAGCCACCCCGGTTACCGGCATCGCGCGCAAGACCTTCCCCGACTGGCTCAACGCGCTGACCGTGAACATCAACACGCGCAACGACTTCTACGCCGTCGCCAAGGACAAGGTGCGCCCGCTGTTCTACGAATGGTTCATCGAGGCCGAGACCGAGCTGCCGTTCGTTGTGTACAGCGCGCAGATCATCCTCCCCGCCATCGCCAACCTGATTCCCGTGCTGGGCCCGCTCGCCGGCCCATTCTTCCCGCTACTTCTGGCTGGGCAGGTCGGGTTGACCGCGCTGCTGCCGCTGCTGACGTCGGTCGTCGGTGGCGTGAATGGTGCCGCGAAGAAGCCGAATCCCAAACTGGTCGAACTGCTTTCCGTGCAGGGCATCCTGACCAGCCTGCCCGACCTGCTCGGGTTGCTTGCCGCGCTACCGGGGCTGCAGAGCCACGGCGCGTACCACCTGCCTGTCGCTGAGTTCGGCGGCAAGACGGGCCCGCAAGTGGGCTACGACCTCATCGCCAACTTCCGACGCTAACCGAAAGGCATCACCATGTTGGACAAGCTGACCACCCCGAAGGCCCGGAACTGGCTGTACGGAATCGCATTCTCCGGTCTCACCGTCGCGGTCGCCTACAACCTCGTGGCGCCCGAACATGTCCCGGTGTGGCTGGACCTCGCCGCGAACGTCCTCGGCGTCGGCGGCACAGGAACAGCAGCGGTGGTGTTGAAGCAGCAGCGCAAGGACGGCGTCGTCGAGTGACCGCGGATTTCTGGACGGGCATCGCTAACCTGTCCGCCCCCGGCCTCGCCATAGTGGTGTGCGCCCTGTTCATCTGGGCACTCGCAACAGGCAGACTCGTCCTCGGCAAGCAACACCAAGCCGTCGTTGCCCGCGCCGACCGCTACGACGAAGCCAATCGTGAACTCGTGCAGACGGTCATCATGGGTACCGCGGACAAGGAAGCGACCGTCGCGCTCGTGACGTCATTCCAGAAGCAGCTCAACGACCTAGCCAGAGGGGCGGCCCAATGAGGTGGCGACCCTGGCGGCAACGCATCGCCGACGCCGAAAAGCGACTGGCCGAAGCAATGGAACGCACAGAAGACAACAAAGAACTCATCCGCAAGTCACAGGTAGCCGACGCGAAACTACGGTCTGCGATTGCGCGCAACGGATTTGGGGAGGCGCTGCTGCTCGCCATGGAAAGGCGGAAAGCGTGATGCGCTGGGTTTACGGCGTCGGGTTCGCTGGGATCGCCGCCACATTCCTTGCCGACCTGTTCGGGATCACGGTCAACTATCCGCTGATCACGGCGTGGTCTGTGACATTCGGCGCGCTACTCGTCTCCTACTTCACCCTGTCGTACGGGTTCCAGTCGAACTGGCGGTCGAACCGTATCGGGAAGATCATGCTCGCAAAGAGCGTCCTGTTCTCGTTCACCATGTGGCAGATCGTGGCGACCACATGGGGCGGCAACGAATACCCGTACCGCGAGCAGATCCGGTTCGCCATCTATGCGTCGTTCGCGTTGGCGTACGCGACGATGGACATCGCGCTATGGCTGGAGCAGAGGCGCGACCGTGAGCATGATCGCGAGGACTCTGCCTAGTGCTGTAACCCCCCGCGCCCCCGAGAACCCGCCTGCCTGGCACACACCAGGTAGGCGGATTTTCGTGCGTTCGGGGGTAGTTGCAACACGCCCACGTAATCCGTTGCCCATCAAGCTGTACTACGGTACAGTTCGGTCATTCGGTGGATGTGAGCCGGAAGCTAGTCGGTTACCTCGCATTGGAATATCCCGGTTAGCACTCACACGCCCACATCCCCGACACAGTTTGACGGTGCGAGCCGGATTCTGGTCGGTTAACTTTTGGGAAGCTAATCCCGGTCAGAGCTAACATGCCCGCACCCCAACTAGAGGAGATCGGCGTGGACATCTTGACCACCATCGACAAGCGACACACCGCACAGTCGGAACAAGCCGATCCACGCCAAGAGAAGAACGCCGCAGGCGGATACACGTTCACGGTTGATGACTGGGCGCTTGTGCACCGGTTCCTCACCCTCGGCACCGACGGCGGCACCTACTACACGTTGGCCGCAGACCTCACCAAGGACAACGCCGCCGTGGTCCTCAAGGCTGCCGCGACTGATCCCGTCGAGTTGGTGCGCCGCATCGTGGACGTCTCCATGAACGGACGTGCCCCCAAGCAGAACCCCGCACTCTTCGCCCTGGCCGTCGCCTCGGCGTCGGAGAATGTGGACGGTCGCCGGGCAGCATTGGCCGCACTCCCACAGGTCGCCCGCACGGGAACCCACCTGTTCCTGTTCGCCAAGTATGTCGAGCAGTTCCGCGGCTGGGGACCGGCCCTGGTCAAGGGTGTCGCCCGCTGGTACACCAACAAGCCCGTTGACCGGCTGGCCTATCAGGCGGTGAAGTATCGGCAGCGCGAAGGCTGGACCCACCGCGATCTCCTGCGGCTGTCCCACCCCAAGGCTGGCAGCGACGAACGCGGCGCGCTGTTCGACTACATCGCGCGTGGGCTGCCCGAGGTTCGCCCCGAATGGGCAGCCGAACTGCCGCCGATCGTGCAGGACTTCGAGGATGCCCAGCGCGCCGTCCAGTACGAGACGTGGGCCGAGATCATCGGCCGGGGCAACGGTGTCACCTGGGAGATGCTGCCTGACGCCGCGCTTGGGCACGCAGCCGTATGGGAGGCACTGTTGGAGCAGGGCATCCCGCAGACGGCGTTGATGCGCCAGCTTCCGCGACTCACGCGGCTGGGTTTGACGACTGGCCGGGTCGGCGCCCAGATCGCCGGACAACTCTCTGACGCGGACCTGCTGCAGCGCGGACGGGTGCATCCGATCAACGTGTTGGTGGCTCAGCGCACCTACGCCTCGGGACACTCCGCGCGCGGCGAGTCGACCTGGACCCCCACGCCGCAGATCAGCGACGCACTCGACGCAGCGTTCTACAACGCCTACGCATCGGTGCAGCCTTCGGGTAAGCGGACACTGTTGGCGCTGGACATTTCAGGGTCGATGAGCGCCGCCATCTCAGGCATGCCGCTGACGTGTCGCGAGGCTGCCGCAGCGTTGGCTATGGTCACCGCGGCGACCGAGGCTGACCATCAGATCGTCGGATTCACCGGGGAGCACGCCTACCGCACAGTGCAGGGAATCTTCGGGGTTCAGCGCCGGGGGTACATCGCCTCAACGTCGTTGACACCCTTGGACATCAGCCCCCGTCGCCGGTTGGACGACATCTGCAACTACACGGCCGGGCTGCCCATGGGCGCGACCGACTGCGCGCTGCCGATGGTGTGGGCGCTGAAGAACCGCGTCGAAATCGACACCTTCCACATCTACACCGACAACGAGACCTGGTTTGGGGACATTCACCCCCATCAGGCATTGCGCGAATACCGCGACAAGATGGGCATTCCCGCGCGCCTGGTCGTGGTGGCGATGACCGGCACACGACGGACCATTGCCGATCCGACCGACCCCGGCCAGCTCGATGTCTCCGGGTTCGACAGTGCCGTCCCGAATCTCATCGCGGACTTCTCGCGCGGCGACATCTGACAGTGGATGCGCTCGCTCAACAGGCCCGGGAGCATCACCGCAAAGCTGGTGAGGCTTCCGGGCTTGCTGACCAACATCGCGCCCAGCGTGACGACTTGGTTCGGCGCCTGTGGTCGTCGGCGCGCGACCAGTGGACGTACGCGAAACTAGCCAAGGCTGTGGGGTGCTCACCGGAACTGATAGCCAAGATCATCAGCGGCCGGTGACACGGCGTGCCCCACCACCCATCCCGCCCGCCCGGACGATAATTGACGCCGTGGCCGGGAGATTGCGCACAGGAGACAAGGCGATCTTGCTAGGCGTGGCGGCCATCGCGTCCTACGAAAAATGGGTCCGCGACGATGCCGACCTCATCTCCTACCGCGTATCCGCCTACCGCAAAACACGCCTCGGCAGACTCATCGCAGACGCCGTCATACTCACCACCGCGCTGCACCTCATGGAGACTGTGCGGGAAGACATCGATCCATTCCATATCGCCATGAAGCATCTACGGCGCAATGTCGGCGGGGAGCAGTAAGCTAGACGGGTCCGCTGGGTGCGGTAACACCCGAACGGACCCTAACCCCAACTGAATCCTAGAAACCCAGAAGAGGCTGACATGAAGATTACCGACAACCCCACCTGCCAACACCACCGCATCAACAACGACACGGGCCAATGTGTCGAATGCGGCGAGCAGATGGTCACCCAGAAATGGGACGCCGAGACCGTGTTGAGCGCCCCGAACTTAGCGGCGTGCACCAACCCCGCCTGCGTCGAGGCGATGAAGAACGGCACCTACGACGAGACCAACCCGCCCGCCGGCTGCACCAACCCCAGCGGCACATACATTCCCGGCCGCGCCAAAGAGGTAACCATCGGCTACAAGGTCACCTATGAGTGCGAGCGGTGCCCCAACGGTGACAGAACGATCATCACACCCGAAGGCGTCACATGGTCATGCGGGCAATGGCACGAGGGTGACATGGTCCTAGTCCGAGAGGGTGTCGGCGCGTGAACACCTGGCCGATCGCATCCGACGTCATAGTGGAAACGAAACACTGGCGTGGCCGGATGGTGGTCGAGGACGTTGAACAATTCACCACCCCATCCGGCGTGCTCACCACGACATACACGCTCCGGTCACTCGACGGGCCACCACCGCTGCTGTTCGGGATGCTGCGCGGCGGCCGGCTAGACGACCTGACGCAGGAATAGAGTGGGCGGATGGCCACCTTCAATCTCATGCGCGAGGAAAGCTACACCGTGCCGCGATACGCGCACTGGTGGCAAGGCTGGCAGACCCGACTCCGCGGCGTCATCGTCACCGAGATCCAGTGGGAAGATAGCGAAGACTCCGGCATGTACGAGGTCGGGCGAACCCGCCGATTCTGCGGCTGGAATGAGCTGCTACGCCCTACCGACAAGCGCACCCGCCTAGTCCCCACTGGCGATACCGCGCAGGCCGAGGGGCGATGGATGGACGGCGCGCTGGTGTTCAACGGGATCTCCTTTGGCCCCATCCGATCGCGCTGCCGAGTCGCGTCCGTTCAGATGACCGACGAGGATGGCAACGAGATCGGCACCTTCGCCCTCACGTCTCCCATGTGTGAGGTATACGAAGGCGACACCGTACACATCACGCCACGCATCGGCATGGTCCAGGCCTAGCGCCGTCGCCGCCACAGCCACACAGCCAGCACCACTAACACCGCAACCCAGATCGGCCCAACCGGGCTTCGTTTCGCCATCCCTTCTACATACCCGTCCCCACCCGATCACTACCCACACAGTGATCCACCCGTAACCAAACAGAGCCCCGTCAGCCGTCAAGGTTGGCGGGGCTCACTTTGTGTTTATAGAGGTTTATAGACCTTTATGGAGGATTTTCGATACGCCGAAAAGTGTAGACATCTCTACAGATTCGTGTAGACTGATCTACATGAGCAGCGACAAGATGTACACCGTGAAAATCACCTCCCGCTTCGAGAACAACGTCACCTACGTGGGCCGCTACGAAACCAAGACCGAGGCCATCAACGCCTCTCGGTGGATGAAGCAGCAGGCAGGCCAGAACGGTCGCTACTACCTGGCGGTCCCCGCATGAGCGTCCAGGTATGGGACGAGCCGAACCGCAGGCAAGGCCACCCCGCATCGACAAGGACGACGACCCCCTACTCTCGCTGTACTTCATGAACGAGGGCGGCGGGGTCATTACCTTCGGGCCGATGGCAGGCCCGAAGGTCGAGTTCACACCCGAACAGCTCAGGGCGGTCGGCGATTACTGCCACCGCATGGCCGACCGGATCGACGCTTGGAAGGCGGCAGGATGAACGAAGACTGCATCTGCTGGGTCGGACACGGGAGTTGCGGTGGCTGCTCGGGTTATCCCGGCATCACCCATGAGCCTGCGTGCGGCTGGGAATGGGACCCCGAATGCCCGCAACACCATCCGGTCGGCCGATGAGCCACTACACCGCCGAGGAGCGCCGGGCGCACGGCAAGAAGCTTGCCCGCACCCGCGCCAATGTGACTGAGGCACTGCGCGTGGCGTCCGTTATGGCGCAGTCGGCGAACGCAGAAGGTGTGCCCGAGACGCAGATCGCCGCAGAGCTAGGAGTCGACCGGATGACCGTTCGAAAGTGGGTAGGCAAGCGATGAGCAATGGTGAAGCACCGAACCGGTTCCACTGCTGGTGCCCGTGCGGCAACTGCGAGGACTTCAAGCACTGCAACGGCGGCGAGTGCGACTTCCTTGAGAGAGGGCAGGGGGAACCGTGAGCGACCCCTGGCATTGCGACCGCTGCGGACTCCACGGCTGGCCCGGTCCACTTCCGGACATGTACCCCTTGCGGCTTCGGGACTTGTTCACAAAGGGAAAGCCGTGAGCGGCCGGGGAAGTGTTTATGACTGGGAGTGCCGGTGCGGGGTTCGTAACCGCATCTACATAAAGGTGTGTGGTGGGTGCGGGTTCAGCGATACCGGTGAGGCTGTGGCTCACGCGAACGGTGCTTATAGCTGCATCGCTCACACGTTGGGTGGCGGTGAGGACGCTGACGATTTCTGGTACGAGCAGGCACGCAATGTTCTCGAAGCGTTGAAGTGCAAGGGGTTCGTCGTGGTGAAGGCGGAGGGGAAGCCGTGAGCGTATATGTTCCCGATACCCCCGGGCAGGCCGTGGCACGCGGGAAGTTAGCCGTTTATGGCGATCCTGCGCACTGTTGCCGCGTGCCATTCGCCGCCCTGCCCTGTCGGCACACCCTCGACCGTGAGCGCGTCGGCCACCTTATGCCACGACAGGCCCGCCGCGCGTAAGGCGCGTATCAGTCGGCGCGTCTCGTCGTTCACGGGTTTGCGGCCGACCTTTGTCCCCCGCGCCTGTACCGCCTGCAGCGCCGACTTCGTTCTGTCGCCGATAATGCGCCGTTCCCATTGGGCCATCGAGATCATTATGTTGGCCACCAGCTCCCCGTTTGGCGTGGTGGTGTCGACGCCGAGGTCGAGGACAACCAGCGACCATTTGTCCTTGGCTGCGGTTTCCATAATTCCAGCGAAGTCGAGCACCGAGCGCGAAAGCCTGTCAAGCTTGGCGACGACGAGCGCTTCTGCCTGCCCGTCTGCGAGGTCGCGGAGAGTGCGCCCGAGGTTGTCGCGGCGGCGTAATGACTTGCCTGACCCGATGTCGGACCGTAGATCTATTAGCTCCCAGCCGCGCCGTTTGACTTCGGCGCGGATAGCCGCCTCTTGGGCATCAAGGCCGGCCCGTGAGTCGCCCTGTTCTTCAGTGCTCACTCGCACATATCCGTAGACCCTCATGTTGTGCCACGCGTTCCAGCTAGTTGGATTTTGTTTCGCATTGAGCAGTTTATCAACATTGGTACACGGCGGCGTGTGTGCCCATGGCCGTGTCTCAAACGGTCGTTTGCGATATGGAAGTTTGTGGTTGCGTACACGAAACTATGGGTGTACGGTCAGTTACGTTCGGCACGCGCAACAGGAGGCAGATATGACGCGAGGCTTCGCTATCAACCCAGATCGCCTCAAGCGGGAGATGAAGGCACGCGGCCTGGCCGACTGCGCCGCACTAGCCCGCAGCATCGGCGTCAACAAGAGCACCGCATGGCGAGTGGTCAACGGACACGCCCGCCCCGGGCCGGACTTCGTCAACGCCTTGCTGTCGGCATGGGACATCGAGTTCCACGACATCTTCGACGACCCCCGCAAGACCCGCCCCAACAAGGTCGCCTAACCAAAAAAGGCCGCCACCCGCGGGAACGGGTGACGGCACCGACAACCGAAAGGAACAGTTTCAGTGTCAGACCAACAGCTTACTAAAGACGAGTTCCACCTATACGTATTGGAACTCTGCGGCTTCGGCGTCAAGGTGGGCATATCGAAGAACCCCCAGCGCCGATTCGCAACGCTGAAAAAGCACGCGCGGGACCACGGAACGCCCGTCGGCCGAATCTTCGTGACGCACCCACATGTTGAGGCCCGCGCCAACGAACGCCTTCTTATCGCTTTGGGTGGCGATGGCAATCGACGCGAGTACCTGCATGTCGATTACGACGAGGCGGTCGCATTAGCGGGCGGATTCTCAATGACCCGCGCACCAAGCGAGGTGCGAGAGCGTGAGGCCCGAGAGCGCGCCGAGATTGTTTCGTGCTTCTGGCCCGCCGGCACCACTAAGGCTGACATCCGCCGCATCGGCGACGCCGCCTTTGGGCATCCCAAAGCGGGTGTCAAGTGAGCGCCCCCGAGCTTCGTGCGCTGGAGCGCACCTCGCCGATCGTTCAGATCTCCGAGGGAGTTGCCACCACGACATCAATGCGCGTGGCCAACGGCACCGAGACCGAGCACCGCGCAGTCCTTCAACTCATCGGTGACAACCTGGCCGACTTTGAGGAGTTCGGGGGGGTCGCATTTGAGATGCAACCCTTCGACACTGCAGGCGGCAAGCAACATCGCCGGGTCGCGATCCTCAACGAGGAGCACGCCACGCTGCTGCTGACTTACATGCGCAACAACGAGATCGTCAAGGACTTCAAGAAGCGTTTGGTCCGCGAATTCTCCGCCTTGCGCCGCTCCGTCGCTCAACCGCAGTCCCGCGAAGAGCGGATGGCGATCGGCCTGGCCGCGATGCAGGAGATGATCGCCGAGCGTGACGAACAGTTGGCAGTCGCCGCCACTGAGAACCGCACCTTGCACGCCGCCATCGAGCGCACCGCCCCAATGGTCGCCAAGGCGGAGGCACACACCGGCTCCGACTCTGACGTTCACCGCCAGGAGTTCGCCCGCGAGGTCCAAGCGTGGGGCGTGAAGCAGAACGTCGACATCAAGCAGGCCGACGTGTTGCGGTACCTCGGGCACATCGGGCTGTTCATCCGGGGTGAGCGCAGTGATACCGGGCACGCCACGGCTGATGCTCAGCGCCGGGGGTTGGCGTTCACCCACAAGGACACCGCGAAGAACGGTTACGCCTACGCGGTCGGGAAGTTGACGCCGGCCGGTCAGGACTACGCGTGGAAGCGGATCACGAAGTACGTCGACGAGAACGGGTCTCTTGAGTTGCCCCGCGAACTGCGCGGTGGTGAACCAGCATGATCGCGCCCAATGAAACCCTCCGTAACTACGTCACGAGCGTGGGATTTTCCCTAACCCTATCGAAGGCGCAGATAGAGCTTCTCGTGCTGCTCGATCACTTCGGTAGCCACAACGCCCTGCATCGAGCTGGCCTGATCCCGTCCATGTACGTGCCCACCATCCGAGCACTCGATCACCGCGGACTAACCGACATCGGGTCCAGAGAAGCCATCCTCACCAAAGCCGGTCGCCTGGCAGTCGAACTACTACGGGAGGCGGGCATGTACGCAGAGGTTCTGGAGCGCAAGGGCGTTGAGGAGGCCGCCGCATGAAGTTCTCCGGCGACTACCTGTACCGCGTCCGGGTCACCAGTTACCCGAAAGGTGCGTGGGAGCCGATCGGCGACCCCGAGGCCGATATGTGGATCCCCACACCCGGTTGGCGCCCACCCGGTTGGCGCCCACAAGGCGAGTACGTCCGCCTTCACGGCACCGATGAGTTCGTGTGGCCGACCACCACTCATGTGTGGGCGAGCCATACCACCGCGAAGAAGCGGGCCGACCTCATCGAATCTTTCGGGGCGACAGCGGTTGTCGAACGGTCCTCGCGTATCACCTGGCCCGAACCGGAAGAACAGGAGAGTGCCGCATGACCGACACGAATTGGATCACTCGCCCGGAACTTGGTGAGCGTCTGCGGATCTCGGAGAAGACGTTGGCCCAGTGGGCTGTGAAGAAGACGGGGCCGCCGTACGCGAAGTTCGGCCGGCACGTGAGGTACCGCCTGGATCTTGTTGAGGCGTGGGAAGAGAACCAGCTCCGGGGTGTGGCCTCGTGAGTATCGAATCGACTTTGAAGGAAACCATCATGAAGAAACTCGTTATCGCCATCGCTACTGCTGGCCTGGTCTTGGGTGCTGCACCGGCCGCGTCTGCTGCTCCGTGGTCGCCGCCGTTTGATCCGACGCACGATGTGACTCATCCGGTGTTGCGGTGGGTTCCGAAGGTGGGGCCGGCGTCGTCGCAGGGTTCGGTGCGTGAGGTTCGTAAGGTGCGGACTGTCCGCAAGGTCGGCGAACAACGATGAGCGGCTTGGGAATCTGGCCTGACGTCAAGCAAATTGACTCGTCGGACACCAATGTCAAGAAGTTCGTGTTCACGACCGACAGCGCGGTTGCCGAGTCGGTGCTCTACAAGTACCCGACCTACGAGGACCGCACAGTCATCTGCTGCTCAACCCAGAGCGGGTGCCCGGTGGGATGCCGATTCTGTGGCGCGGGTGACAGTTTCGTTCGCAGTTTGTCGGCTGACGAGATTGTGGCTCAGCCGGTACATCTGCTGAAGTCGCAGGGTATCGACGCGGATCGGGTTGAGCGGATGCAAATCATGTTCATGTCGATGGGCGAGCCGCTGCTGAACACTAAGCACCTGTTCCCTGCGATTCGGCAGCTGTACGCGCTCTATCCCGCTGCGGCGTTGTTGATCTCCACGTCGGCGCCGCGTATTGACTACGGTCCGCTGCGGGAGTTGAGCCGTGAGGTGCCGACGGTGGGGCTTCAGTTCTCGGCGCATGAGAGCACGGACGCCGCGCGGAATCTGTTGGTTCCATTCAAGGCCAAGCTCACCCTTGCCGAGATGGCAACCGAGGGTGTCGCATGGTTCGAGGCGACCGGTCGGCAACCGTTCTTTAACTACTGCGTGCATGAGCGCAACAACACTCAGGCTGACGTCGATCGCCTGTCCAAGCTGTTCACGCCCGGGATATGGCAGGCCACCATCAGTGTCATCTGTGAGCGTGACGAATCGATCGCCGCCGCTAACGAGCGGCAGCGGCAACTTGCTGCCGACTTCATGCAGATGATGCTGGAGGCCGGCTACAGCACGCGCATGTTCGATCCCGCGGGTCAGGACGATATCGGTGGTGGCTGCGGTCAACTCTGGTATGTCCAGGATTGGATGGCGCGGAACCCTGATCTTGCGCGGCCTTCTGTGGGGCGCGGATTAGGTGTGGTCCATACCCCGACTGCCGAGGTGACCCGGTGAGGTTTCTTGGGGAGTTGTCGTCGGCTGATCAGTTGCGTGTGTGTTTCGGGTTTGCGGGGGTTTACGTGTCGCTGTTGTGTTTCGGGATGGGTGAGGACTCGTACGGGCAGGGGACTGGGTCGTGAGCACGGTTGAGTTGATTGCGGCGATCCAGGCTGTGTATCCCGGTGTGAACGTGGGGGTGAGCGTGGCTCCTGGTTACGTGACGGTGTCGTTGCATCCGTTGCCGATTGATGTGTTTCCAGAACGGAATACCGATGAGTATCCGAATGGAACGTATGTCAACCACTACAAAGGCGAGTTGGCGTTCTTGACATCGTTCCGATACGCGGACAAGGACGTTGATGCTGCGCTGGCTGCTGCGTTGGCGGCTGTTTCGGGAGTGTCGGCGTGATTGAGACGGATTGGCAGGGGCGGTGTGAGGCGGCTGAGTGTCGGCTTCAGGAGTTGGAGGCTGATGTGGAGGCGTCGACGGCTGTGGATTTGTTGAGGCGGTACCGCAGGGCGTGTATCGAGAACGTGGCGTTGACGCGGCGGGTGGCTGAGTTGGAGTCGCGTGCGGCTACTGCTGGTGCCGCTGCGGAAGCACTGAAAGGCAACCGATGAACGTCGACCCGGCAGCAGAAGCGGCACCGAAAACCAGTCGTGACGTCGCATACGAGGCCGCGAAGTACGTCGACAGCTGGGAACCAGACATCCAACAGCCTGACCACTTCGGGCAGATGGTCGTCGCGGCAGAGCAAGCGCTGAGACTCGTCCGCGCCGACCTGCGGACTGTCGACGGCGTTGCGCTAGAGCCGGTCCGAGCTCTGCATCGACTTGACCACGACGCTTGGGATTTAGTTCACGACCGTTGTGCAGAGTGCCGACACCCCTGGCCGTGTGCCACGGCCCGTCTCGTCTATTCGGCTGAGGAGTTGTCGTGAGTTCTCCGTGGGGTGAGGCGTTGGATGCGGCCGCGGCAGAGGGCGATGGGGCGTTCTCGAATGCGTTGTTCGGGTTTTTCGATGCTGTAGCGGCGGCGCGTGATGAGGAGGAGGGGCTGTGAGTGCTGTTATCGGGCTGATGGTTTGGGTCGCCGTGATGATGCTGCTGTTGTGGGTTGGGCGGCGTGTGCGTTCGTTCCGGGACTACATGGATGTCGAGCATGGGTCGGGGTGGGCGCAGTGAGCGACGTGATTGTGGTCCTGGCGATTGTGGGCTTGTCGTTGTGGGCGGACTGGCTACTACTCGGAGAACGGAAGACAGAACGATGAGCGAGGCAAAGCGGTTCCGTAAGAAGCCCGTCGAGATCGAGGCCGTGCAATGGGACGGCACAGATGCGGTCAGTGACGCGGTACGCGAATGGGCAGAGGCACCAGACCGGCACGTCGCGATCGTCGACACCGACCATATTCAGCACCTCTGGGACCACGAGGTCGGCGCGTACGTCATGCCTAACAGCAAGACCGTCTTTGCGCCGTACCAAGTTCGCTGCCTCATCGTTCTCACCCTTGAGGGCGAGATGGTCGCCAAGCCCGATTGGTGGATCATCCGCGGCGTACAGGGCGAGTTCTACCCCTGCGACCCAGACATCTTCGCCGCCACGTACGAGGCGGTGGACGGATGATGCGTGCGGGTGGTTGGGGTGATTGTGGTTGGGGTGACGGCTGGTTGGGGGACCGACAAGCACACCAAGACATGCACTGGGGCGAGGACCAGGAGGGGGAGAAGTGAGCGTCTTCGATGCGGCTGTGTTGCTCGTCGCGGACAGTCTCGTAGCAGCGGGTCGGGTGATCGGGAAGGCCCGCAGGATGTGCGAATCCGAACGCCTCGCAGCGTCATTGCAGGAGTTCGAGGAGGATCGGGAGGTGTTGGAGCCGGGGGAGTTGCAGGCGTATCTGAACTGGCCGGCACCTCACGTCCCTGAGACTTCCTCGCATGGTTTTTCCGGTGAGTGCCCCGCAGACGGTTCGTCGTGTGGGTGTGGTCGTTCGGCGGCGGTGACTATTCCCGCCGCCGACAACACCCCCGACTGCGGATGCGGCAGCGGAACCAAATGCCCAGACCCCATCACATGCCCCGACGCGGTAACGGCAGCGATGGACGAGGACACCGCAGCAGCAGACGGCACCGACCTGTACGACTCCATCGTCGCCCTCTTCGACTACCACGACATCACTCGAAACCCGACCGTCGACTACCTCTGGCGCTGCGACGGATGCAACTGGAAAGGCAACCAACGCCGCGACCACACGCTGCACCGTCTCGCCCTGGTCGCCGACATGAAGAACGCCACAGAACGCATACAGGAACAACTGGCCGAGTCCACGAATGCGTGTGTTGTCGACGGTTGCGACTTCTGGTGGCACACGTATGAGCAGCTGAACTCACACTCGCGGCAGATGCACCTGGAGCCGAATCCTTTACCTGCTGGCGGGTTCCGTTATCCGGGTGCCGACCACGTAGGCGACTTCACGTGGCACCACGTCCCCACTCACCGCATCCAGGAACAACTCGGAGGGGCCTCATGAGCGGTCCTGCCTCGGCGACCGGTTTGCAGCTCCGGTACAACTACCGCGTTTATCCGACTCCGGCTCAGAGCGCCGCGCTAGCCAGGGCATTCGGTTGTGCGCGGGTTGTGTTTAACGACTGCATCCAGTTGCGTCAGGAAGCCCATGCAACTGGAATAAAGATCACCGATACCGACGTGCAGAAGCGCGCGGTCACCTGCGCAAAAGAGACGCCAGAGCGGGCCTGGCTTTCCGAGGTGTCATCGGTAGTACTGGTGCAGGCGTGTCAGGACGCCAGGATGGCATACCGAAACTTCTTCGATTCATTGTCAGGTAAGCGCAAGGGCCGCAAGCTTGAAGCACCTAAGTTCCGATCACGTAGAGACAACCGGCAGGCAATTCGGCTCACTCGTAATGGCTTTCGCCTACGCTCGAACGGACGATTGTATGCCGCCAAGATCGGCGAGCTAAAGGTTGCTTGGTCACGGGAACTGCCCTCTGAACCGTCGAGTGTTTCGATCATCAGAGATGCAGCCGGCCGGCATTTCGCTTCGTTTGTGGTCCAGGTGGAAGACGAGCCGTTTCCCACTACGGACGCCGAGGTCGGCATTGACCTGGGGCTAACCACGTTCGCGGTCATGTCCAGCGGGCAAGCCATCAACTCACCGAAGTTCTTCAGGCGCGCCGAACGCAAACTACGGAAGGCACAACAGGACTTGTCCCGAAAGCAACGGGGCAGCAACAACCGGGCCAAGGCGCGAATCAAGGTTGCCAAGGCTCATGCCAAAGTGCGGGACTCCCGGCTGGACTGGGCGCACAAGCATTCGACGCAGATCATCCGCGATAACCAAGCGGTTTATGTCGAGGACTTGTGCGTCCGTGGTCTAGCGCGGACTCGTATGGCGAAGTCGGTTCACGATGCTGGGTGGGCGATCTTCACCCGAATGCTGGAGCAGAAGGCCCATAGGTACGGCCGAACCTTTGGCCGAGTGGATCGATTCTTCCCGTCGTCACAACTGTGCTCCGAGTGTGGCGCACTGGACGGGAAGAAGGCGCTCAACATTCGAGAGTGGACGTGCCAGTGCGGCACCGTTCATGACCGAGACCTGAACGCAGCTAGAAACATCCTCGCCGCAGGACGTGCGGAGAGATTAAACGCCTGCGGAGAACCGGTCAGTCTTTCCCTACGTGGAGAGCACGGCTCAGTGAAACAGGAACCCGCCGGAGCGAGCCACATGCTCGCAGGAGGAACCCCAGCCCTATCAGGGCTAGGCGGACGTCAACTCCGGGACCGCGTCACGCCATCTGATCTAGGTGGTTCCGGGCTGCTGTAACAGCCCGGAACCCGCACCCCAGAAGAAGAAACCCACGAAAGGAATCTGAGATGCACAACCAAGATACCGCCCACCTGGTGGCGGAACAGATACGCCAAGACATGCGCAACCCCATCATCGCCGCCAGCCCGTTCCTGGGGATGCTGCTGGACGCTGAAGGCATCGAGGTCCCGAGGTGAGCGCCCACCCGCTGAGGCTGATGAAGCAGTACAGGAGGCCCCGCACAAGGCCAGGACGTGCGTGGGACAGGCTCAGGTTTTGGGTGCGGGAGAAGTTTGTTCCGTGCGCGTGGCTGGTCGGGGTGTTCATGTTCCCCGCCACCGCCGTCATGATCCAAGCAGGCGCAGCACACGCAGACCCCGTCGACAGCTACACCATCACAGCAGGACCCACCGTCTGCGAAGTCTTGGACGAATACCCGTCACTCGCAGGAGTCACCGGGGTCGTCCAAGGTGTCATCAACGACTCCGGGTTCACCCCCTACCAAGCGGGCACCGTCGTCGCAGAAGCCGTCATCATCTACTGCCCCCAGCACCTCCCACTACTGCACCGGTACGTCGCCGTGTACGGAGACAACACCACAGGACTGGTACTCCGATGAACATCGTGTCCGATGCCGCGAGTATCACCGCCTACGACCCCAACGGCGAAGTCTTCGCAGGAGCCTTCCAACCCGAAGGCGTCGAGACCTGGCGGCTGTACCTGACCCGCATCCTGCTCACCGAACACCACCGCTGCCACCCCGTCGTCTGCAACCGGGCCGACGCACTGCAATGGGTCACCGTCATCGCCACCCTGTACGAAGCCGCGCACCCACCCACGAGGCATCTCAACGGCGCCGACTACAGCGGCATCGCAGCACACCTGGAGGACCAACCATGAGGAAACCTGTCGTTGACCTGTTCGACGAAATGACGGCGCAGTCCCGATCAGACATGGCGCTTCTCGCGGGCGTTGTCGTTCAGCGTGATCGCCTACTCAAGGCCATTGAGCAGATCCGCGCACTGGAGGTCTCGTATCCGTGCGGCTATGCCAGCGGTGGAACCGTAGATGTCGATGACCTGAACAACATCCTGGAGGGGTTGTGAGAAGGCCAGGAGGACGCCGCATCTGCCCAGTCTGCCGCCAAACCGTCCTACCCACCACAAGCGGAAACGTCTACGGCCACTGGGACTCCATCGGCCGCGACATCTGCCCAATGTCTGGGCACGGATACGAATCCACCATCGCACCGAAGCCGGTGGCCGCATGACAACCTGGAAAACCCAAGGGCTCTGCTCCAGCCACCCCAACCCGGACCTATGGTTCCCCGCCGACGCGAGGAGACGCGGAACATTCGAAGCGGCCCGCAGGATATGCGCACAATGCCCAGTGCTGGACCGCTGTAAGGAATACGCGGACACCATCAGCGCAAGTCATGGCGTGTGGGCTGGGACGAATCGCCGCGAACCTTTCCGGACCGGGAAACTCCCGCCGCATGGAAGTGAAGCGATGGCGCGGAGGCACCGAAGGGCTGGGGAACCACCCTGCCCTGCCTGTTTGGAGGGGGAGCGGTCAGCTCGCCGGATCCGGAAAGATCGGCGGTCGGCATGAGCATCATCGGGGATCTTGAGGGCCTGCTCAATTCGGAGCCGTGGGTTGACGGGGCTCTGTGTGGGCAGGCCGACCCGGAGTTGTTCCACCCCTTGAAGGGCGGCTCGACGGTGGAGGCGAAACGGATCTGCGGGATGTGCGAGGTCCGTCAGGATTGCCTGGACTACGCGTTGAAACACCGTGAAAGGTCAGGTATTTGGGGTGGCCTTTCGGAGCGGCAGCGCCGCGACCTGCTGAGGAGGATGTCGGCGTGACGGATCGCATCGCGGCTATCGGTGCCGCCCTCGACGACACCCGCACCATGGTCGCCGACTACGAAGCCCTCCTCCTCTCACCGGATGACCGGGAAGACCTGCGGCACATCCATTCCTACCTGAACTGGTGCGTGGGACGCATCAACAACATCGAAGAACGGAACAACGAATGATCACGGATTGGTGCAAGTCCAGGCATCTCGCGAACTCCGGCGGTAGGTGCCAACTCGAAGAAGGCCACGACGGGCCGCATGAGAACCGGATCCGCGGGCAGAGGTTCGAGTGGACCGATGAGTCTGAGGCCGCCAACGCCGCAACCTGGAGGAGGCCAGCATGAGCCAGGATCCAGCCGCGCAACTCATCCTCAGCAAGTGGTTGACGGACCGGGCGAAGGAATGGGAGCAGGAGGCCAAACAGCAACTCGGGTTGCTGCCCGGGGAGCGGAAAGCCGCCGTCGTGAACGGTCAAGTCCTCGGCCACGTGTCGATGGTGAAGGGCCGCACAGTCGGGTCTGTGGCGAACGCTGACGCGTTGTTGGCGTATGTGAAGGCCCACCACCCCACCGAAGTGGAGGAAGTCAGGGAGGAGCGGATCAGGCCGGCGTTCCTCAAAGCCCTGTTGGATGACGCGGCGAAGAAAGGCGCGTTCATCGATTCGGATGGGGTGGTGATCGACGGCCTCATCGACGTCACTCAAGGCTCCCCGTTTCCCACGAGGAAGTTGGCTGAGGACGCCGACATCCTCATCGCCGGCCTCATGGCCCGCGGCGCGCTCGGTGTGTCCGGTCTTCGGGAACTGGAGGCCGGCGAATGAGCCCCCGCTTGAGGAAGCCGAACGGAATCCCGAACTGGCCCATGATCCTCCTCGAAGGCCCCGACTCCGTCGGGAAGTCCTACCAGGCAGCCCAATTCACCGGCAGCCCGAAGACCGGGCAAGCCTACTGGCTGGACGTCGGGGAAGGCGCAGCAGACGAATACATCAATGTCCCCGGCGCCGACTACATGATCGTTGATCACGACGGGTCGTGGCAGGACATCCTCCACCAGATCAGTGAGATCAGTGTGGCGGAGAAGGACGCGAAGAAACCCGCCGTTCTGATCGTGGATTCCGCGTCGAATGTGTGGGACATGCTGAAGTCGTGGGTTAATGCTCGGGCCCGGAATTCGAAGAACGGGAAACGCACGCTCGCGGCTGACCCGGATGCGGAGATCAAGCCGTCCCCGAATCTGTGGAACGACGCCAACGACCGGCACGCAGCGTTCGTGACTGCGCTGGCTCGCTTTCCGGGCATCGTCGTGTTAACGGCACGGGGTAAAGAGACGATGGCTGTGGATGGTGAGGGCCGCCCGATTCAGGGGCAGCGGGACTACTCCGTGGAAGCCAACAAGTCGTTGCCGTTCAAGGTCAACGCCCACGTCCGACTCTCCCGTGAGGACGCCCCTGTGGTGGTGTCCTTCCGGTCCGCCACCAACGGGCTCAGGCCCGGAGTGGATAAGCCGCAGAAGTACCCGGATTTCTCGTTGGAGCATCTGGTGTTCGAGGTGATGGGGTTGGAGAAGGCTCAGGCCCCGGATGTCACAGAGTTGGTGACCGATGAGAAGGCTCTTGCGGATGCCGCCCGCGCTGAACTCAGAGCCTGGTGTGAGGCCAACGGTATGGATTTGAAGGCTGTCGCTGACCGGTTCTATGAGTCCCAGGAGGAGACACTTGGGGCGACGGGGGATGCGTCTGCGGTGCGGAACCTGTTGCAGTCCTTGCAGGACGAGCACGCGAAGCAGGTGGCGTCGTGAGGTACGAGGTTCGTTGCCCTGCCTGCCCCGCCCACATCAACCCGTCTGTGTTCCCCGACCGGGATAGTGCCGAAGCCTACGTACGGCGTCATCACATCGTGGGGGACAAGCACAGGGCTGACATCACTCGCGTGTTGGGCACCCCGTTCGAAGGACTGGTGTACTGATGACCACCTACGCCGAGTTCCTGAACCGCAAGCATGCCAGGGTGGAAACCCCCGGCCGTGAAGTCTCACCGCAAGATGTTCACCCGATGCTGCACGACTGGCAGAACGAGTTGGTGCGGTGGGCGGTACGAACGTCACGCGCCGCGCTGTGGGCCGACACCGGCATGGGCAAGACTGTGATGCAACTGGAGTGGGCGCGACTGTCCGGGGATCACCCGCTGATCGTCGCCCCATTGGCGGTGTGTCAGCAGACTGTGCGAGAGGCCGCGAAACTCGGGGTGGTTGCCGAGTACGTCTCAGAGTGGGACGTGGACATGTTCAGGACCGCGCAGATCCACGTCACGAACTACGAACGGTTGCACAACTTTGCGCCAGGGATATTCGACGCTGTGGTGCTCGATGAGTCGTCCATCCTGAAACAGTCGGACGGCAAAACCCGGACGATGCTCATCGACTGGGCCGCCGACATTCCGCACCGGCTCGCATGTTCAGCCACCCCGGCACCGAATGACCCCGAAGAGTTAACCAACCAGGCGGAGTGGTTGGGTCGAATGTCGCGCACCCACATGCTCGCCGCGTACTTCATCCACGACAATGACGGGTGGCGGCTGAAAGGTCATGCGCGGCAACCCATGATGCAGTGGATGGCGCAGTGGGCGGTAGCCCTGACACGCCCGTCTGATGTGGGCGGGGACGACACAGGTTATGACCTACCGGGGCTTGAAGTGGTGCCCGAGATTGTCACCGCCGAGATTGAGGCGGAAGGTCAGTTGTTCCCCACCGACATCGGCGGGGTGACTGGTCGGGCGACACTGCGTAAGCAGACTCTCGCCGCGCGGGTGGATCGTGCAGCGAAACTCGTCGCCAATGAGCCGGGCCCGTGGCTGCTGTGGTGCGGGCTGAACAGTGAGGCTGACGCTTTGGCCGCCGCGATACCCGGATCAGTCAACGTACATGGCTCGTTGGACCCGGACGAGAAAGCTCAACTGCTGTTGGCGTTCGCCGATGGCGAGTTCGACGTTCTCATCACAAAACCGAGCATCGCTTCCCAGGGGCTCAATTACCAGCACTGCAACCGGATGGCATTCGTCGGGCTCGGCGACTCGTACGAGCAGTACTACCAGGCGATCCGACGCTGCTACCGCTACGGCCAAACCAAAGTGGTTCGGGCACATGTCATCGTGTCCGACCTCGAATCGCAGATCGCGGCGAACGTCGCCCGCAAAGAGAAACAAGCCAGCCAGATCACTACCGCGCTGGTCGATGAGATGAAACGAGTACGGGAGAGGTCAGCATGAACTGTGTGGTTTGCGATTGTGGTGAGCCCATGAAGGCAAAGGGATACTGCATTCGTCACTATCACCGCTGGAGGCGATACGGTGACCCCCAAGCTGGGCGTGTTCGCCGTGACGCGACACCTGTCGAGAGGTTCAACCGGATCGGCTGGATAGTCATGGAGACCGGTTGCCATGAGTGGCGCGGCTACCGGTTCCCTAACGGCTATGGACAGTTTGGGCGCGGCGTCTATGCTCATCGGTTCTCATATTCAATCCGTAACGGGGATATTCCCAATGGCATCAGCATCCTGCATCGATGCGATAACCCGCCCTGTGTAAATCCTGATCACCTGTTCGCGGGGACTGTCCAAGATAACTCAGATGACATGTGCCGTAAGGGTCGGTCTGCCAACGGTGAACGTGCCGGGCAGTGCAAGCTGACCGACGTCGAAGTGGCGGAGATTCGCGCACGTTATACCGCGGGCGGTATTTCTCAGCGCCAGCTTGCCGAACAGTTCCACACAACCCAAAGCAACGTGAGCCTCGTTGTGCGGCATGTAAACCGCGCGACGCCGACGAATTGGATGAGCAATGTCTGACGATTACATCACTGACGAAGCCAGTGGCAAGAACTGGACCCTATATCTTGGTGATAGTTGCGAGCGGCTATCTGAGATTAATTCGGCCACAGTTGATTTGTCCGTGTTTTCACCCCCGTTTGCTTCACTGTTCACCTACTCGCCCAGCGTGCGTGACTTGGGCAATTCGGCTAGTCGTGCAGAGTTCCTGACTCACTTTGCTTTTGTAATTGAGGAGGTACTGCGGGTCACAAAACCCGGACGCCTCGCCTGCATCCACGTCCAGCAGCTCACCACATCGAAATCCACGCACGGATACATGGGCATGACCGACTTTCGCGGCGAAGTGATCCGCGCGTTCCAAGACGGCGGCTGGCAATTCAACGGCGAGGTAACCGTGTGGAAGGACCCGCAAGCGCAGTCGATCCGCACCCGCTCCCACGCGCTCGCGTTCGCCACGAAGAACCGTGATTCAGCCGGCACTAGGCCGGCGCTTGCCGACTATCTACTGCTGTTCAAGAAGCCAGGCGACAACGCGGTGCAAATCAAGAACGACGTCACTAACGACGAGTGGATCGAATGGGCGTCACCGATCTGGACCGATCACCACGACGGCGGATGGCTCACCGAGGACGGCAATATTTGCCCCGTCTGGTACGGCATCCGTGAGACCGACACCCTGAACACGAAGGTGGCTAAAGACTCCCAAGATGAGAGGCACATCTGCCTCGCCAACGGATCGTTAGTGCTCACCCAAGAGCACGGGTACATCCCGATCGAGACCGTCGATCCAGGCCTACACGTGCTCACACACGCGGGCAGGTGGCGCCGGGTCATAAACCGGCGCTGCAACGGGACTGCTGCCGTCGTCCGAACGACCGCGCAGGGCGTAGCTGACCTGCGCACGACGCCGGATCACAAGCTCTGGACCCGCCGTGCCACGTCGAAATGGGCCGAGAAGAAGTCAGCCATGTCGAACACCCCGGAGTGGGTGGCCGCGTCGGACACTGTCAGCTCGTACGTGAACCTTCCGCTGGCGCCTGTCGAGGAATCGGAGCTGACCGCGCAGGAATGGTGGATCGTCGGCAGGTGGCTCGGAGACGGTCACCACGGTGGGCACAAGCGCAGCGGCACCCGAGACGGCAAGGGACAGTTCATCATCTCGTGCTCGCATGACGAGGCGGCCGAGCTGACCGAACGCCTCGGTGTTCACGCTGGACACTCCGCGACGGTGACGGCAACGCAGATCGCAGTTGTGAACCTCCGCCCCGAGGTACGCGACGTTCTCAGTCGGTGCGGGAAAGGTGCAACGAACAAGCATCTGCCCGCCGAGGCGTTCACACTGAACGCGGAACTGTCTGAGTCCCTGTTGGACGGGTACCTGTCCGCGGATGGGCACTACGTGGAGAAGCACAACCGGACATGCGCATCGTCGGTGTCACGTGCGTTACTCCTTGGGGTCGCGATGGTGGCGCAGCGTGCGCGTGGGGTGGTCGCCAGCGTGTACGCGGGGCGCCCGGCACGAACCGGCGAGATCCAGGGCCGCACCGTCAACATGTCGCAGGACTGGATCTTGGCATTCCGCGAGTCTCCGGGCTACCGACAGTCGGGATGGATCGGCGAAGACGGGGCTTGGAAGAAGGTCAGGCGTGTCGAAAATGCTGGCGAAGCCGAGGTGTGGGACTTGCAGATCGAGGGCGACGAATCGTTCGTGGCAGAGGGCGCAGTCGTTCATAACTGCCCGCTGCAACTTGGGTTCATCGAGCGGTGTGTCCGATTGTGGTCCAACCCTGGCGAGTTGGTGCTAACCCCGTTCGCGGGCATCGGGTCCGAGCTGTACCAATCGGTGAAACTCGGTCGCCGCGCGGTCGGCATCGAGTTGAAAAGGAGCTACTGGGAAACGGCCGTTACGAACCTCACGGAACTGGAACGAGAGCTTTCTGTGCCAACTCTATTTGACGAGGCACAGGCATGAGTAGGTCCATCAGTTTCACCGATTCGTACGCGATGAACTCCGCTTCTGTGATCCCGTCCGTGCCGCGCCTGTTCAGCGCCTTGCATGCAAGCCGCATTGATTCACGTTCGTGGATCTGGCTTTCAGTAAGCGCCCGCCGCCCCTTCTGTCCAGGCCTTGCCCCCGGTTCAATCTTCGATCTGAGCATGTACAGCAGTGCTGCCTGCCGTTGCTTGAGCACGATGTACGGCCACAGTTCTTCGATCACCGGACCGATTGCTCGACCCTTCAATGCCCAGATCCACGAGGGTCGCGCATTCTGCGCCTTCGGGATCACAGGGCCGGTGATTGACCCCCCGACGAGGCTCTTGCACTTCTGTACAAGCACCTCGTCTGTGCTGGTCATGGAAATCGTCGCAGACCACGACGTAGTGCCCCGGCTGGTCGTGTACTTCGTGATCATGTACGTGCCTTCGCCGTCGAGTAGACCGGCGAGGTATGCGGCTTCGGTTGGCTCCATGCTCCGATTGTACATCGTATTCACGTTGAAGCCGTCGTACTGGCGGACTGCGGTGGACAACTTGACTGAGTTGGAGTCTGAGATGGATGTTCCGTCATTGTTTGATGAGGCGTCGTGAGTCGGCCTCAGGGGTTCACCCCCGCCACCCGCAGGCTCGTTGATGAACGTTCCGGTGGGTTGTGTGAGCGGTGCGGTCATTGGGGTGCGGACATGCAGTACCACCATCGTCGCGCCCGCGGTATGGGGTCTACGAAGCGCCCGGAGTCGAACCTCCCGGCGAACTGTTTGCACTTGGACAGCGCATGTCACGCCGCCATCGAGAGCGCGCGGGCTGAAGCCTACGAGTACGGGTGGCTGGTGAGGCAGCACGAAACCCCAGAAGACATCCCCGTCCTCCGTCGCGGCGTGTTCGTGCTGTTGGACAACGACGGCGGCTGGGTGCGGTGTGCGGCTCCGGGCGTACAGGGAGAAACCGCGTGATCGCCGTCCTGAACCCGGACGGCCAAACCATCGCCCGGTTCGATAGCTACCCGGAAGCAGCAGCACACCGGCTGGAGGTGTGCCCGTCGTGGGGATTGGTGCGGGGCGGGTACCGGATCGTGGGGGTGACCGGGTGAGCGCGTGCGAGTGGTGCGGGCGTATCGACGGCCACGAGAACGGCTGCCGGTTAGGTCTCGGACTGGACGAGATCGCCGAACGCCAGCCGTGTTGTCCGTGCGGTTTGAAGACACGGCCCGGTAGCTGCGGGTGGTGCGAGGAATGACCGAAAAACGTTGCGGCGGGCCAGTTTATGCCATAGATATGACGGTTTCGCCTGATAGAATGGGGTTTTGGGTCGGCCCGGACCTGATGCGTCAACATCAGGTAGCCCCGGACCTAACCCACAACCCGCTGATACAAGCAGACAGGAGGGGCTAGGAGTGGATTCTAATACCACCGCCCTGGAGCTAGTAAAAAGACATTGCCAAGCCATCGTCAGAGGCGAGCCGGGATGCTGCCTCGACACCGTTGAGCTGGCAGAACACATCCTCGAGTTCATCGCCGGGGACATCCCAGCGATCCCGTATGACTGGGCACGGGTCGAGTGTCCGACATGTGGGGCGAAGCCTGACCGCCGATGCCGTGCTCTCACGTCAGGGCGCACCACCGACGCGCACAAACGGCGCCACGAGATGGCCGACCTGGACCGCTACCGGAGGTCGCTAGCCGAGCGCGGGTATCCAGTCGGTGAGGCCTGATGGTGGCCAGGTCTGAGAATCG